TAGAAACATTTTTAATTAAATAATTCCCGAAAAATGACGTTCTTTATTATTATATCGTTAATTATGATATTTTTAGGATGTAGTGTCATTATTAGTTTTTGTATTTATTATATGAGAGAAAAATCTAAAATTATACCGATTAATGCGACCGATATAATTATAAATCCTTATAATTCGGTAAAGATTGTTGAAAAAAAATATCAGGAAACTTTCGTTATTGAAATTTAATATTATATATATATATGAACAATTGGAAAACAACGACGGACGTCTTCGTGAAAAAGAAAAATAAGTTATTATCGGGGGGTGAGGATTTGTCACTTTTAATTTTTAATTTTATAAGTATTCTTATTAATTTATTTTTATGAAGTCATCACAATACCAATAAGTTGAAATTTTCAAAGCCGACATTTAGTATGACGGAAAACACCTTAAGGAACATGTCATCAAAAGGAAAACGAAAAAATAATTAAAATTTAATAATTATTTTTTAATAATTTAACGAGGGAATCCAACAAGATTAGCCCCAATACCGAATCCTGCACCACTTCGAGCGGAAGTAGCCATACTTGGGAGGAAGGCATCTAAAATGCTAAATGTCGCGGCGGCGGTCAAAGCAATAAGACAAACCTCGTCTACTTTTAAGGCTTTTGCTGGAATTGCGTAAGCTGCTATAGCAACCATAAGACCTTCAAAGATATATTTGATGGCTCTGGTCATAAATTCTCTTAAGTTTACAACTTTTTCTAATTGTTCGAACATTATAATAATAATCAAGAAAAAAATATTATTTAAAAAAAATAAAACTTAAATGAAAAACTAATAAATTATAAAAATGGAAAAAAAATTCGAAAGACAACTAAACTCTGATGGTACTAAGAACACTAAATATGTTGATTTATTGGATGAGGATAAACCAATTTCAGGACAAAAATTCGCATGTATTAGTTTTGTGTCTCCAGATAACATTTTAAAAAAGAGAGAAATGTTTTTCTTTGAAAAATTCCTAAAACATTGGGATTTTTCTAAATGTATTAAAAAAACAACTCAGTTTATAAATTTCTTATCTTTTAAATATAAGTTATCATTTGATGACATAATGGTTGATTTCGATGAATTTGTAAAGAGTGAGAAAGATAAACTAATTGAAACATCTATAGAAGATGAATATTCTACATTTTTGGATAAAAAGGAAGAAGAACTTGAAAACGAATTTAACGTTCAACATAATTTTCAAACAAATGTAAGAGGGTTAAAGGTTAGAGGTATTTATCCAACTCAAGAAGAAGCTGAATTAAGATGTAAAATGTTAAGAGAAATTGACCCCCATCACAATGTTTATGTTGGGCCTGTTGGTATGTGGATGCCGTGGGAACCAAATGCTTATAAAACGGGAAGAGTTGAATATTTGGAAGATGAATTAAATAATTTAATGAAAGAAAAGAACAATAATGACGAATATGCTAAAAATCAATTTGATGATAGAATTAAAAATGCTAAGAATAATGCAATCAAGGAAAATATTAAATTGGCTAAAGAAACTGGTAATAAATTAACTCAAAACATTGACGAGAATGGTGAACTTGTAGGAAATGATACAAATACAATCGAACGTTCTCTTGGTTTTGGTGAAAATGTTAGTAGTGCTGATATTAGAAGGGAACTTTTTGAAGGGGATGATGTTAGAACAACTGGTGACGATTCTCCTAGAACTGCTAGAAAGAAAATGATTGAATATTATTCAAAATTGGATGCAGAAAAAAAGGAAAATGATGAAACAAAGGAAAATGATGAATAATTCATATTTTTTCATATTAATTCATATTTTAAAATATAAATTAATTTAGATTTTTTAGATTTTTTAGATTTTTACCATTTAGATTTTTTTACATTAATCAAAGGGCCTTTTTGACTTTTTTTGGGGTCGAAGGATTCTTCATCGTCATCTGAATCCAAATCTTTTGATATATCCCAAAATTCTTTTGCCCCCAATTTAAAATCACCTTGTTTAGAAGCTTTGTACCAAAATATTTGGTCTTCTAATTTATTTGATTTTGCATTATTGGATATTACTAAACATTCATAATTTTCAGTACATTGGTCCATTACTTGACAAAAACTTTCAAATGTTGGAAACATACCCGCATAATTTTCGTAAATTCTTTTTCTATTTGTTAAATAAGGTTCTCTTAAAATAAAGGTATAATCAATATTTGTACGAAGATTTGGTGGTACTCCGAGTGGATATTGCATTGTAATTATTAACATGATTTTCCAGTGACGACCATTCATAAAAAGCAACCGCATTAATTTCTCTCTTGCCCAAGAATTATCATACAAACAATCATCTAAAATAACAAAGGTTCTTGGGTCTATATTAGACCTTTTATAAGCTTCTTTCTCTTTTTTTATTTGTTTTAATACAATCTTTTGTCTTTTTAGGATATTTTCTATAATTGCCGTATTGTATTCATCATGAATAAAAAGTTTAGGAACCATTGTGCCATAAAAACCATTACCAGCTTCTGTTCCAGATATAACTGTACCAATTGGAATATCTTGGTGGTAATACAATAAATCTCTCACCAAAAAACTCTTACCTGTATCACGTCTTCCAATTAAAACAATAACTGGTCCTTGGTTTTCTTGAGGTTTAAAACTAATTTGTTTCATATCAAATTTTTTAAGTTCCAAATTCATATAAAAATTATTAGATTTTTAAATTATAATATAATACGCAAAAATAAGTTAAATATTATAATTTCTTCTACTATAAAATTAATGATGGATTTTAATTATAAAAAAAACGAAAACAATGGATTGTTTAAGAACTTTGAAAATATAAATTTAACAAATATCAAAAAAAGTCAGAATTATATACCTATTTATAATTCCTTTTTCAAACTAAATGATAATAATTTCAATTCAATCAATCTTAATAATATTAATCAAATCACGGAATTGAATAAAATGGAAACCAATCAAATTTTTGATTGTACTATTATAAATAAAGAAAAAATTGGAAAAACGAAAACCTTTATTAAATTTTCACCTCTTTTAGACCCAATAAAATTTTTAACTGGAAAATATAAAGATACCGATATTACACTATTGCCTAAAATTAACAATAATAATTGTCATGAAAAATTATTAGATAAAAACAATTCTGCATATGTAGATAGTTTTTTTTCCTTTTTATCCAGTTCTCTGTTACATAATGAAAATTTTGTTAATTCAATAGATTTCTATGGTTCTTTCTTGGGAATAAAACATATATTTCAATATAATGTTTTTGATGATTTGGAATATTTATACAAATCTAAATATTTTAATGAAAATAAGGAGATTCTTTATAAAATCAATGAAGATGATATTGAGATTTATGGTAATTTTTTAAATAGTAAATGTAATAGAAAGAAACTTAAAATTAATGACGATAATGTTACATTGGAATTAAATTCTTTAAATGACTTCAACATTTTTCAAATAAACAATAATAATTCGGATTGTTCTTTAAATTTGATATTTAATACAAATAAAAAGTGTGAATCAAAGAAAACCAATTCAACCAGTTCAACTTGTTCATCTAGGTCTTCTCATTCGGATGAAAGTGATGAGGAAGAAGGCGATGAGGAAGAAGGCGATGATGAAGAATACGAAGAAGATGAAGAAGAATACGAAGAAGATGAAGAAGACCTAGATGAAGAAGAATACGAAGAAGAAGACGAAGAAGAAGATGAAAATTTGGCTTGTGAAATATTTGATTTTCCAGTACAAATGATTTGTTTGGAAAAGTTAGAAAATACATTTGATAGTCTTTTGGACTGTGAAGAAAGATTATCAACCAATGAATTAAAAGCAATGTTTTTACAAATCATATTTACTTTGGTTGTTTTTCAGAAATGTTTTAAATTTACACACAATGACCTTCACACAAATAATATAATGTATATTCCTACTGAAAAACAGTACATTTACTATAGATATAATAAAAAAATTTACAAAGTCCCTACTTATGGAAAAATCTTCAAAATTATCGATTTTGGAAGAGCCATTTACAGTTACAATGGTACGCAAATATGTAGTGATAGTTTTCACCCAAATGGTGATGCCGCAACACAATTTAATTTTGGAGTTTATTACAACGAAAAAAAGAAGTTGGTTGAACCTAATTATAGTTTTGATTTGTGTCGTTTAGGATGTTCTTTATATGATTATTATATTGAGGATTTGGATGATGAAATAGATGACCCAGTTATTCAGTTGATATCTGATTGGATACATGATGATAATGGAAAAAACATTCTGTATAAACAAAATGGAGAAGAAAGATATCCAGAATTTAAATTATACAAAATGATTACTAGAACGGTTCATAATCATACACCTGACAAACAACTTGAAAATAAAATATTCCAAGACTTTGTTGTTAAAAAGAAGAAACTTAAGAAGAAAACAAAAATAAT